CTAGGAATGTTTGGCTACAATATGATCTGTCTGATGATAGGTCTGACCATAGTTTATTTTATTATTAAAAATTTAAAATGAAAATCACAGACATAGACAAGGAAATAAAGAAGAGAATTGTAGCTGATAGACAAAAAGAATATGGCGATTACCAATACAATTTTACTATACTTGCAGAGCTTTTTACCTTAATATTAGCACCCAATTTGAAAAAAAAATTGAAGCCATACCAGGTAGGTCAGCTCATGATGACACTCAAATTATTCAGAAGTACCAAGGGTTATAAGGCAGATAATTACCACGATCTGTCTATCTATAATGACATGACCTTTGACCTACACAAAAAAGATATAGACAAAAATGATAAAAACCGATAAGTATATAAGAATTAAATCTGGCGAAGCTAACTTTCAGTTGGTTGAAAGATTTGATGATGTAAAGAAAGCTGCCGACCCCAACGCACAAGGGGAAGTTGTAGAATGTAAAGTCGAGAATATTAAATTAGACTTTACCAAAGTAAAAAAGGAGAAAGATGGAAGAGCTAAAAACTCGCCTTCAGAAATACAGGGATCTTCAACAAAAGAAACATGAGAAGTACCTGGAAGCAAAGCAAAAGGTATATAAGTATCAAAAAGATTCTTATAGATTGCTTTGGAAAATAGAGAAGGCACAAGAAGAATTAATGAGAGCATAGATCATTAATTCACATTGCTAAAAAAAACAAACAAAACTGTAGGGGATTTATGTCTTTAATTAATCAAGAGTTTCAAAAACATATAAAAAAAATAAACAACAACGATTTTATTTACAAACATAAGATCGCTTTTTATTTACTATCAGAGCAACAATATAAATTATACGAAGAAGGATTTAAAAAAGGTTTTGAGTTAGCACAACAAAAAATGTCCAATCATATTGGTGAAATAAAACAAACACACATACTACCTATTAGTACAGAGAGAAAGATAATTGGTTATCAATTTAAAAAACCAAAAAAGACAGAGATAGACTCTGTGATTAACAAAGTTTGTATTATGTATGAGGTAAGTAAGAAAGAATTATTTACTAAAACTAGAACCAGAGATATTGTCAGAGCTAGAAATATTATTCACAATATATTAAATGAAAAATATAAAATGAGTTTAACAGAGATTGGTAGAATTTTTGCACAAGATCATACAACAGTTTTGAACTCTATTCAAATGAAACAAAAAAGAGAACATTATTGGTATGACAATCAAACAATATGGCAAGAGTTTGACGAACTAATTAAGTCCTAGCGTAGTTTGGTTTCTGACCTTTTCTTGGTCTTCTCTCAGCAGTTTTCTTTCTTGATACAGCAGCACGTCTTTGTGCAGGTGTCATAGCTCTAGCTTTTGCAGCAGGTACACACTTAGGATAGTTACGTCTCTTCTCTCCTTTGCTTCTACCGCACTTTGGAAAGCCACCACCTTTTTTAGGATTAGCAATGTCTACCCAATTAGCTCTGACCCAAGCTCGTAAACCTTTTGACATTATCTTTTCTTTTTCTTTTTCTTTTTGCCACCTGGTGTGATCTTACCAGAGCAGACAGCAGAGGCATACATATTAGCATACGCTGATGGGTACACCTTAAATTTTCGCTTCGCTGCTGCCTTACCTCTAGGACAAAGTTTAGCCATTTCTTCTTCTCTTACCTTGTCTTAGTTTTCTAAAGTCAGCTCCTGTAATCCTGTCTCTAGGTTCAGCAACACGAGCTATCTTCATTTGTTTTTTACTATATTTTTTTTTACCTTTACCTGGCATTATCTTTTACCTTTCATCTTCATGCCTTTTTTCTTCTTATCCATTTTCTTTTTCTTAGTCATTGGTTTCTTCATTTTTTTTCCATAGTGTCCTGGCATTGTTTCTCCTTTAAGTTACAATATTTGTCAAAACAAGAACCATCTTTACCATCATGGCAAAAATACTTCTTACTATAAGTTATAATCCATCCACCCATAGTATTCAACAACTCTTTTTTACACCACATACAATAGCCACAGATAAACTCTCTGTCTTTGCTCTTGTTCCAAGTCTTTTTTGGCAACTAACATCTCCATCTTCTTCTTGCTTGTCGTAATCTTGAATTAGGATCTTTAGCAGCTTTAGGAAATCTTTTCATCTGACCTGCTGATCTTGAACAAAAAGATTTACGTCTAGCTTTCTCTCTTGCAGTTAGTCCAGTTTTTTTGGTTACAGCAGTTCTAAGTTTCGATCCAGGATTTTCTCTTCGGTATCTTGCAACACCAGCTTTTGTCATACCTGCACCAGACTTAGTTGATCTATAATACTTTTTCGTTCTTGGTGGTTGTTTATCTCTTCTTCTCATTCTACAATCTTAACTATTTTTTTTTGACCCATGTATATTTCAGTTATAGCATTTACTTTTTTACATTCAAATCTGACAGATTGTGGGTTGACTTCACGAATAGCGATACGTTTAGATTTTAAACATTTGCTTAAACTTTCTTTATAGGTATGCTCAACCATATCATTATTGAGATACATTATTAGAGCTATAACTATTTCCATTTTCTCTTACCTTATCTTTTAATTTTTCTACATCTTCACGCAATCTTTCAATATCTTTTATCATTCTTTGAATGTTTACGCCATTGTGCATCATTTCATCAACACGCACTATAGTCTTTTCTAAGTCAGATGCCAATGATTCTTGTATTAAAAATTGCTCTTGGTCCACAGGTTTTTGGTCTGATGCTTTGAGTAAATCAGATTGCATAAGTTCACGACTTGTCTCTAAAGATGTAAGTCTAGCAGTAAGTTCTGTGTAAGCAAATATACCTGCTGATACAGCTATGATAATACCAATCATATTTTTTATTGGCATTGCTACTGATGTATTCTCATTTACCTTCATTACATTCCACCTCTATTTCTAGGTTTATAAGATCGTTTCTTATGCTTGTTCATACTACTCATTTTTGGTCGTCTGCCAATGCTAGTTTTTTTTGGTATTCTTTCGTGAGGAGCTTTGTTTATATCGAACTTTACTCTTGCCATACTTGCCTTTTTGCTGCGATAGATGTGTTACTTTTCTACCATATTGTTGTACAAAATTATTTTTTACCATTACGAAATATTTGTGTACCTTTTATACCAAAAATACTTGCCACGACAAGAATCCATAAATTTGTAAACCATCCTGGAAGGTTTTGAAAATGCTCAAAAAATAAATTTATCTTTTCCATAGCTGCTGCATCATCTGAAAATACACCATAAGCTAAAACTAAAATTGGCAGCGTTAATATAATTAAAACTACCTCATCCTTGTAGTCATTTTGTCTAGCTTCTAAAAGTTTACCTTGATATTTTTCCTCACCACGAGCTTGACGTTCTGCGTGTAAAAGTTGTGCGTCTGACATTGCAACCTTTGCTTTTTGTTTGTTTGCATAAATTTTAGAACCAGCATTGATTGCTAGTTTAATTGCACTTAACCACATTATCCTGCTACCTTTCCATCTTTCCACTTCATATCTGGTAGACCATTGTCAAACTTTTTACCATCATAAGTAAGAACTTGTTTTCTGTTAGATCCTTTTTCATTATAAGATACATGAACCCAACCACCAGCAGGATCATCTGGATTATAAAACTCTAATATTAATTGATCAAAGTCTACATTGTTTTGAATCCAATATGCAGTTTGAATATTAGGTACACCAGCGATCTCAAAGTCTACTGCTTGACCCTTTGCGTGTTGTGAAGTTTTCTTTGAACCAATAGCTTCGCATAATGCTTCTGATCTATAACCTGATGTAATAGTTATAGGTTTTTCAAACTTAGCTCTTACTGGTTCTAATATTTCATAACAAACATTCTCTAGGTTTTTAATATCACCAGCTCCAGGTGTATTATCTATACCTTTACGAGTTGCTGTCATTGACTTTGTAAATTCTTCTAGTTTAAAATGTTTAGATAGTTGCATAGATTATTTTTACCTTTAGTTTCTTTTGTTCATTAGTCGTTTGACGATTGATAAGAGATCCTTTAGCATTTCTCTTATACCCATCACTAGGGATGTAATCTTTTTTTCTAAAATTTTTCGTTTTGACATCATACGCAGTATACTCACCTGTAGTCATATTTAAAGTAACAATATCTATAGGTCCAAGTCCTCCAAGTGGTGTAAATACAAGTATATTGGGGTCTTTGGCAAAGTCAAGCTGTGCTGCAAGTTCATTAACCAATCCAGTAACTGCTTTTTTATGCCTAGCCATTCCATTTAAAAACACCAACAATAGCTGCAATCAATCCTGCTAAAAATATTAATACGTTTACAGCTCCCTTTCCCTTGTTCATATCTTGTCTTAAATCTTTTATATCTTTACGCATCTCATCTATTGCTTTGAATAATGTTTTCATTCTCTCTGCACAGATAGCTTCATGCTTTGATAATCTCATGCCTGTCATCTGACTTGTTAATTCTTTTGCTGTTAAAGTTTTTTTCTTAGGCATTAACTTTAATCTCCTTACATTCAAACTTAACTACAATTTTTTCTTTTTCAAAATCAGGTTTATCCCAATCTTCTAGTTCTTTCAAGTTTCTGTAAGTTTTTTGTGCAACAGCATAACCAGCATTGATGCAATCGTAATGTGAATTAAATTGATAACCTGATACTGTGCTGTTTGGACATTTACCTGTAGTTAAACTGCACATATACAGGATCAAAATATATTTCATTCTTATGGTTTGATGGGAAATTCAACAGCGTTTACATCTTCAACAGTAGATAAACCATTTGTAATATCACGAAGATTCTGTCTGTAGGTAGTCATATCTTCTGACATAGTGACATCTGATAAAGCATAAAAATCTGTTTCTGCTAACTTTCTATTTCTATCCTGTCGTAAGTTAGCCATAGCTCTATCAAAAGCACCAGCTTCCCAATCAGCTTCTTCCTGATCTCTTTGTGCTTCTTCTTCTGCTGTGAACTGTATTCGTTCTCCATTTACTAATTTATATCTTGGCATAATATACTCCTTTTATGTTAATTTAATCCAAATAGCAAGATGTCTCCAGCATCTATATTTCCTGAATTCATTTTAAATTGTATTTCATCAATGGCACTGGTTGTGTTAAAATAACCAGCACCAAAACTATCAACGCTTAGTGGATCAGTTGAAATACCCATGTGTTGAACTCTAGCAATAAAATGTTTAACAAATACTGTGCTTGATGGGTTAAAAAGATGCAAATATCCACTTAAAGAAGCATCATTATCATTTTCAATAGGTGGATTATAATTTAATATTTGAAAAGATGTTCCTTGTGCTTGATCCGTTGACGCATAATAATTAAGAACAGCTTGAGTATCATTTTCTCTATTAAAAGCATCAAAAGTTGTAGATGTAATTGTTTCATTGTACCCACTACCCCCAACAGCATTTGCTTGAAAAGTAAAATCAGCTTCATCAGATGGATGTATATTGTTAAAATAAAAAATATATTCCTTATAGGTACTATCAATTCCTGATGTAAAGCTAATAGTAGCTGATGATGATGCAGTTTGCTTGGATATAAAAGTTAATTCTCCTAATGAAGATATGCTTCCAAATGCTGTTACATCTTTAACACCTCTGTTATTTAATTTTACAATACTCATTAACTATCCTTTATTCCATAGAGTTTAATTGTACCAGCATCTATATTACCTGAACTCATTGTAAATTGTACTGCATCAACCGCAGATGTTGTATTTCCATAACCAGCTACATAATAATTGTTAGAATAATCACTAGCAAAATAACTAGCTGATGATATTAAAAAATGTTTTACAAAAGTGGTAGAAGATGGTGAAAATAAATACATATCTCCACTTACACATTCATCACTACCATTACCAATATTTTCTGCTATAATTTGTGGATTTGTGCTTTGTGCTAAGTCCATTCCTGTATCATATTGAAGTGCAGTAGCACTATCACCCTCATCATGGTAATATTGAATTACAGTTGTTGTTTTTGCAACATTATAATTACTACCTGTATCAACTGATAAATTAAAACGAAATGCTGTACTGTTAGTTGCTGGGTGAATATTAATAAACTTGAATAAATAAATAGGATATGTGCTATCTAATACTACACTTGAACTACCATCTACAAAAGATATTGAGGAACTTGAACTAGCAGTTTGTTCTTTAATTAAAACCATACTTCCTGATGCTAGTTGTCCAGCAGTAGTGATTGTTGATATACTGTTATTGTTGTATTTAACTAATGCCATGAGCAAACCTCTTTGCGAATGTTGTTCATTTATGATACCCCATATAATTTTATTACTCCACTATCTATGTTGCCTGAACTCATTTTGAATTGAACTCTTGTTATAGCTGTTGTTGTGTTAAAATATCCAGCAATAAAAATATGAGCAAGTCCATCAGAATAAACTGAATCATTCATTTCAGCTAAAAAATGTTTGACGAATGTTGAAGAACTTGGTTGATATAAAGTAAGTGTACCACATTCATTTTGATCATTGTCATTTCCAATATTACCAGCAAGAGTTTGAAATCCAGTTCCTTGTGCTTGATCTATTCCTGTTTGATAATCTAAAGTTGCACTTGAATCATCTTCTGTATGTAAAGCTCTAAAAACTGTGCTTGTTAATGTTTGATTATAGTTAGTATTAGTTCCTGTATCTGCTTGAAATTGAAAAGTGACATTATCTGTAGCTGGGTGTATATTATAAAACTTAAACATATAAGCATCATAAGTAGAGTCTATGTTTGAAGTAAAATCTATTGTAGCTGAACTAGATGCAGTTTGAGTTTGTAATAATGTTAATGCACCACCACTTATAGAAGCTGGTAGTGCTGTTATTGCTGATAGTGAATTATTAACTGCAAAGTTAAGAGCCATGTTTTACTCCTAACTTATTCCATATAATTTAAAAGTGCCACTATCAATATTTCCTGAAGTCATTTTAATTCTTATACCTGTTATAGCTGAAGTTCTTTGGTAAAGACAGCCAGCATTATAAGTAGATACTGCACCAGCTTGTTGTGAACCATTAAAATAACTTTTTATACTTTTATGAAAAGTTGTTCCTGATGGGTTAAATAAATCAAGTATAAAATTAGCAGATTCATAAGTTTCAGCACCACCAATTTCATTTGCAAATATTCTAAAATAAGAATTAGTTTCTGTTATTAAATTAACACTATCTGAGTTATCTTGACCACCATAAGTTCCATATTTATATACTGAATTTTCATCAGGAGAGCCATCACTAGAAAAAAATACTACTCGTATAACGCTTGCATCTGTTGCTGGGTGTAAATCATTTACAATTAATTTATAATTTACATATGTACTATCTATACCTGAAGTTATATCCACATTTGCAGTTCCACTAGATACTGTTGTTGTTGAAATAAGATTTAATCCACCTCCAGCATCAGCAAAAGATAATTGTCCTATTCCTGTTGTACCTGACCCTGATACAGAAGCAACTTTTAAAAATTTATCTGCTGTGACATTTCCTGTTGGTAAAGTTAAAGTATATGATTGACCTGATGAGTGTGCTGGAGATCGTAATTTTACTCCATGACTATTTTGTTCACAGTTTAATTGTAATGTTCCAGCAGTAGTGCTATCGCCTTTTATTTGTAATCCAGCCGCACTTGATGTTGATACAAAATTTGTTTTAGCATTGGTAACTGTAGCATCTGATGGTGTGCCTAGGTCTAAAACTGAACCAAGTATATGAATAAAGTCTATAACATCACCTGTAACTAAGTTTGATGCAAAAGTAATTGTAGAACCTGATACTGTAAAAGATGATCCAGGTTTTTGTAATACACCATTCAAAGACACAATCATGTGATTTGCAGTTTCAGGTGAAACATTTGTAGAGTCTACTTGCATAGTGTATGAAGCTTGACCATTAACTACTGATATTGCATCACAAACTTGAAAGTTTCCTATTTGGGGTTCTCTACCTATATATGCCATTATTTATTTCCATAAATTGTTATTTTACCTGAAACTAATGTTCCTGATCCATTTGGAGCAAATTCAACACCTGTATAAACATCAAAATTTGATTGTGTTGTTCCAGCCGCAGTTAGAGTACCATTTCTATTTCCATCATAATCAAAATTAAAACCATGAAGCGACCAAACAAAAGGTTCTCCACTTGTTCTTACATCTCCAATAGTCATGTGTAATATTTGTCCATAAGGTTCAGTTACACCAGCACTAGAGTTGTTTCTTGGTCCATTTCCATTGTGAAGTCTAAAATGATCGCTATTGGCTAAATGTGTGTCATCTCTTGCTTGTGAACCCCCAGCATCTTCATAGGATTGAATGACAGAAAACATACCTGAAGAAATAGTACCTGACGCATTTCTTGGACGCATTCTGAGATATCTTGCGTCTGATTGAACTACATTATCAAATATAATTTCATAGCTTCTATAATCATCTGTAAAAACATCAAAAGTAACACTTGAAACATCAGATATGTCTGAAGAACCTAATTTAACTCTATCAGAACTTCCAACTAAACTAGCATCTAATCTTTTTAAAACTCCAGCATCACTAATTAGAAACTCATCTGTATCTGCTGGTGCAGTTGCTAATTCTGTTTGTGATGATATGACATCAGCATTTAATTTTTCACCTGTAACTATTCCATTTACAATATCGGAACTTGTTAAAGGAACTGGTGTAGGTGTTTTTCCAATATAGCTCAATTAAAACTCCTATGTAATTTCCATTACTGATAATGTACCTGAAAGTTTATCAGCGACAGAACAATCAATTTGTATTTTGTCTCCAGCTTCTAAAATAACTTTAGAACCAGATAAAATTTCAAGTGAAGATCCACTAGGGATACTCACATCTTTAACTAACATTGATGTACCATTTGCTACATTGTTAGCACCACCTCTATTTGATGTTGTAGAAACTAATTCTACTTCTGCTGTTACCGCAGTTGTATGTATGTTAGCAAGTATCAAGCCAAGAACTACAGTAGTTGTACTCCCTGCTGCTGTATACATAACATAAGGTGTACCTGCCGAAGCTGGTTCTGCTGCAAAGTTGATTGCCTTGAAAGTATTTGCCATTTATTTCTCCTATTTTCTCCTTATATACTAGCCGAGTGCGATTGCAAGTGCTGTTGGATCATCTGTTACAGCTATTGTTACTGTATCTGTTGAACCTCCAGTAGTTGTAATCCCTGTCCCTGCTGCGATTGTTACTGTATTACCATTAGTGATAGTTTGACTAGAGCCACTAGAACCAGCTAATGTAAAGCTAGTCATATCTCCATCTGAACCATCTGCTCCAGAATAACTAAAGTGTACCCCAACACCATCTGCATTAGAAAATGTACCACTTGATACTACATGAGTTACTGGAACTTTTGTATATCCTGATGCGTCTGTAACAGCACCAGATACTTTGAATAAAGCGTAAGTAGATGGTGTACCTTCTTTAGTTACAGTTACAATACCTCTAGCAGTAGTATTTGTTATATCATCCCAAGATTGTACAAATCCTGATATATCTGCACTAGCATCATCTGCATCATCTACATATAAAATTGAAACACTTGATAGTGTACCATTGTTAAAAGCAATTTTACCTGCACCTGGATCAGCATCAGAAGTTGAGTTGCTAAATGTCATTGATAGCTGTGAGTTTGTACCAGCAGCTCCAGTTGCACCAGTTGAACCAGTTGATCCTGTAGCACCTGTTGAACCTGTGTCTCCTTTATTTCCAGACCTTGAAAAATGTACTGATAGTTCATCAGCAGCACTAAATGTGTTGTTACTTGCTACATGAGTAACTGTTAATTTTACATAACCAGAGGCATCTGTAGAAGCACCAGTTATATTAAACCTAGCGTAAGTTGAACTATCATTAATATCGTAAATCATTAAGCTACCTCTAATAGTAGAAGTAGAATCATCCCAAGTTAAAATATCTGAAGATACAGTTACTCCATTTGCGTCAGCATCATCTATATAAATTTCTGTAGCAGATGCGTATGTACCATTGTTAAATGCTATCTCTCCAGCACCAGGGTCTGTATCAGATGTACCTGTATCAAATTTATAAAAATATCCTGGTATTGCACCATCTTCACCAGATGCTACAAAAGATATAAATACTTTATCTTCATTAGAAAAAGTACCAGCAGTATCAATGTAAGATATAGTTATTTTTGAATAACCACTAGCATCTGTAATTGCACCAGTTACTTTGAATACCATCCAAGTATCTAAAACATCTACTTTTGATATTCTTATTCTACCTCTATTAGTATCATTACCTGTTACATCATCCCATGATTGCACCCATGCTGATACATCTGTTCCATGAAATTCTAAATCATCAACATACATTTCTGTTGCACTAGAAATTGTTGCGTTGTTTAATCTAAAAAATCCTGCTCCAGGATCTGCATCTGTTGTTGTTGTTGAATATTGAAATTGTGCAGAATCTCCACCAGCAGGTAAAAAATTTGCAATCGTTGTTAAATCACCAGAACTATCAAATCCTAATGCTTTATCTGCTCTTGTTGTTGCACTATCTGTAAACTCTGATGATGAAATTGTATTGGTTCTTGAAACTTTAAATGATCTATCCAACTCTTCTTGCATTTGTTGAATCGTCATTGTTGCACGATCCAATCCCTCTTCATGTGATTCCGCAGGGAAAGGATCATTAGCAATATAATCTATTGCTTGAGTTTGCGGAACAGCTCTTCTGATTACAACTGTTTCGCCAGTTGCTGGAATATTGCCAGAAGTAAATGTTACATTACCACCTGAAGCATCTCCCACGCCAGATACTGTATAATGAGTTGTCAAAGTTTTGACAGTTTCAGTTCCTGTAGATGATCTAATGATTACCTGTAAATCTGTGTTCGCAAATATCTTAAATGTGTAGGCAAAAGCTGTTGTGCTACCATTACCTGAATATGAATTTTTTACTGTAGTCGAAGATATTGTCATATTAGTTTCTCTATATATTAAACTCTTTCATTACTCAATACCACATTATTGAGGTAATAAAACATTTATTTGATCTGATTCTCCTTCCTTGCTTTTACCTAAAAGCTCATATTTTTGTTTTTGAGCTTTGATTAATGCGTCTTTAACCTCTGGGTAATTTTCAATCATTTGAGCATAAGCTGCATCTTTATATGCTTTGAAAACCTTTTTAATTACCATCTCTTTTCCACCATCAAAATTAACATCACCTTCTTGTCTATTTTTATAAAAGGTAGAGTTCATTTGATTTAATACTTCTTCTTGAAAAGTTCTACCATTAATTTTTACTTTACCTGTGTTTTCCATAAGGTAGTCATAAGCTGATTGACCATCTTTTACAAATTCTGTTAAATCTACAACTCTACTTCTAACCTTTGTTGGTGGAGTAAGTGCTATTCGTAGTCTTGCAATCTCATAAGCTACTGGATTATCTTTTACATCTATTTGTCTACCAACAAGTGATGGTCCTTGAACAAATGATGAAAATGATAAAATACCATCAGGATTAAAATATAAACTACTTGGTGTTTTTTCTATTGGTTCTCCTGTAATAATATCTCTTCTAGGTTCTAAATATTTTTCACCTAAACCTGATCTTTCTAATATTTTATCTAAAAAACTTCTTGTTTCAAAAGAATCTGTTTCAGGTTCTAAAATACCTGGAATACCTTGATTTCTTAAAGATGCGTAAGGTATTAAATTACCAACAACACCACCAAAAAATTGTTCAAATTTTTTTTCTGTAGGACTACCAATAAGTGCCATAGCATCTGTAATACCTCTTAAATAAGTTTTATTAGATGCGTTTCTCATAATTGTCATAATACCTGCTGTAAGCATTTCTTCTTTTTCTTGATCGTTTATGTTTGCTAAATTTTCTTTTATATCTGCAACAAAACCTAACACCATAAAACGAGGGTCCATTCTATTGTATTGTTTATATGTTACTGTGCCATCATCATTAAGTTGTGCAATAGAATAAGGTTGCCATCCTAAAGATAGCCAAGTTTTTTTTATTTCAAAATTAGATGGTCCATTACCAGTTATTTTAGGATACCTTTTACCATTTTTATCTTCTACATCTTCTGTAGCTAAATGTAGACCATATAAAACAACAGATGTTCCTAATAATTGTCTACCTAAAACTTCTGCTCTTGCTCTTCTATCACCACTATTCCACATCATTCTATTTTGTTTTGTAAATGCACCTAATCCAGGTATACGATTTGACATGTGTCTCCACAAGTTTGTAGGAGTTCTTATGAAAGGTGCTAAAAATCTAAATATAGGTGCAGCATTTAAAAAAGTTTGTATGTGTGAACCAATGTTCAAATAACTGCCACCCATTAAATCATTTGTGTAAGTTGCTTCTCTTGCATACTGAAGAGCATTTTGATTTATTGAACTTTCTTTTATATTTGCAGCACCATTTTTTGTAAAACCTTCTTTAAAAATTCTATCTATATTTTCTCTTCCTGCTTTTGATTGAATGTCTAGTCCTCTTTCCATAGTATTATCTAAAGCATTCACATAAAGTCTAGCTCTATAGTTTGATTGTTTTAAAAATTCATCACCTGTCATCAATAGTCTTGATGGTAGTTCTATAACTTTACCAACCCAATCAATAGCTGTTCCTGCTGCACCTTCGACACCAAGATTTGCACCACTAATAGGTCTTGTTGCTTTACCATTTACAATTTCTAAGTTGTCTTGAGTTCTTGAAGTAGGATCAAGAATTGCATCACCTTGTTTTAAGGCAAGTCGTGTCATTTCAACTACTTCACCAAAGTGCAACATTAAACCTTTGTATTGTGCAAAACCTAACTGAACAGCTCTTTTATCAGCTCTTAAAGCACCACCTGCTATTTGTTCTAAAGGTCTTATCAATGCTTCGTATACACCTGATTTTACGTTGAT